AAATATAAAGTAAGATTGTTTGATCCTAATGGTATAGCCGAACAATGTAGTTATGCTAATGGTGGTCAACTTTCTGTATGTAATGCAGAAGTTTGGAATACTTACAGTAATATTGCTAAAGGTTTTAAATGGTTGACACAACCAGATGCTCCATTGGCTTTTCGACCTGATGTTTGGTCATGGCCTAAGATAAGATGGATTGCTGGATTTATTGGTGCAACTATAACTAACAAATATGATTATAATACTCGTAAGACAATAGAGTATAGCTTAAGATCTAGAAAGCTTATGAAGAAAATGATGAAGGAAGTTGGTATTGACTTTCATCATAATGACTGTGGTATATTACACATATATAAGAATCAAAAGTCATGGGATAAAGCACAAAAAACTCTAGAAAGATTTAAAGATACTGGTTGGGGTAGAGTTAAAACTAAAACAAATTTAATAAAGTATAATATTAAATCAAATGATGTTGTTGGTGCTACTTTAACTAAAGGTGATTCAGTCGGTGACATACATAGCTTTTGCCAAAAACTATCTCGACACATGATGTCAGATCCTAAGTATGATTATAGTTTTAGAATTAATAAAATTGTTCGAACTGAAGATGAAGTCTTTTGGTCAAATCCAAGAGACATGGCTATTAGTTTAATAAAACTTAAGAAAGACTTTGATGAAGTGATTGTTTGCGCTGGAGCTTATACACCGTACTTAGTTCCAAGTGTAAACGTTTATCCTATTAAAGGTTATTCTATAACTTATCAAAATGCTTATGAAAGTCCAACGATCTCTATACTCGATGATGATAGAAAAATAGTTGCATCTCCATTTTCAAATAATGTTTTTAGAGTTGCAGGTACTGCCGAACTTGCTGATTGGAATCACAGCATAAGAAAAGATAGGATTAAACCCTTAGCTGACTGGGTAGGACAAAATACATTTATTAAAAGAGATGATTATAAAAGATGGGCATGCTTAAGACCAATGACTCCTAACATGTTACCAGTAATAAGTAAAGTAAAAGGATTATGGGTTAACACAGGTGCAGGTCACCTAGGTTGGACCATGGGTATGGCTTTAGCAGAAAGACTAGCAAATGATTTACAAAAACGTAAGTGAAATATTAAATAAAGAAATAAATCGACAGAATACTACAGTTGAACTAATTGCTAGCGAAAACTTCGCAAGTCAAGCTGTTATGGATTTATGTGGAAGTGTATTCACTAATAAGTATGCCGAAGGTTATTCTGGTAAGAGATACTATAATGGCTGTAAGCACATGGATGAAATTGAAGACTTAGCAATTGATGCTGTTACTTCTTTATATGAATGTGAATTTGCAAATGTTCAACCTCATAGTGGTGTAAATGCAAATACTGCAGTTTACCAAGCTTTTATGAAACCCGGTGATGTATTAATGGGAATGGACTTAGCAAGTGGAGGTCACCTATCTCATGGCGCACCACCAACATTAAGTGGAAAAGTATATAACTCAGTAACCTATGGTGTTAATGATGATGGACTACTCGACTATAATAAAATAGAAGGTACAGCAAAATTAAATAGGCCTAAAGTAATTGTAGCAGGTGCCAGTGCTTATCCTAGGCAAATTGACTGGAAAGCTTTTAGAGATATCGCAGATGGAGTTGGAGCAATGCTTGTCGTAGATATGGCACATTACTCAGGTCTTGTTGCTGGTGGTGTATATGACTCTCCTTTACCTCATGCTGATGTCGTAACAAGTACTACACATAAAACACTAAGAGGTCCAAGAGGTGGTATGATACTTTGGAATAATCCAGATTATACTCGAAGAATAAATAGTTCTATATTCCCGGGTACACAAGGTGGTCCTCTTATGAATATCATTGCTGCAAAAGCACAATGTTATTTGGAAGCAAAAGAAGATTCATTTAAAGTTTATGCAAAGAACATCGTAGAAAATGCTAAGGCAATGGCAAATACTTTTGAAACGAATAATTTACCAGTACTAACACATGGAACTGATAGTCATATCATTTTAATGGATTTAAGTAATAGTAAATATAGTGGAAGAGAAGCTGCAGATAAACTTGAAGAACACGGAATTACTGTCAATAAAAATGGAGTGCCTAATGATCCTCGTAACTTTGTAGAAACGAGTGGAATAAGAATAGGCACTGCCGCAGAAACAACTAAGGGACACGATAAAAAATGGTTTACAAACCTTGCAAAACGTGTTATAATAATACTAGATGAATGAAATACAAATGCTAAATGAATTTATAAATCAGCTCGCTATGTGTGAACTATTATCTGCATATAATATGTTAGAGCCATCATTGGCTTTTAACTGTAGAGAAATGGAAACTTTTATTAAAGAATCATATTTTGACAATAACTATCAAGCTTTTATAACATGGTGGGATAGCAATGTTATGCCACTTACAAATGAACTAAACGCGTTATACTTGGAAATGAAGAATGAATCCCTTTGAATATACCAATGCAATAAACTATACTAAAAAAGATATTATGGTCGATGATGTAGCTGAAAAAGCATACTCATCATACATGATTAACAGGCAGTTATCTTACTTTCCAGATACTGTTTTGGCCGCAAATGAAATGAATCGTAACCACCATCTTGACAATCGTCTTCAATTTGATTTTTTTATAAATATAGTTAGAAAACGTAAAAGGTTTTCTAAATGGTTCAAACCTGAACACATTAGTGATTTGGATGTAGTTAAAAAATATTATGGCTATAGTAATGAAAAAGCCCGCCAAGTTTTAACTCTCCTATCCACTGAAAATATAAACGAATTGAAACATAAGGTGGCTAAAGGTGGAAGAAAATAACATTGTAGAATGGAACCCAAGCAATATGCTTGAGGTAACATTGAACGAGCCAGACGATTTCCTTAAGATTAGAGAGACACTTACTAGAATAGGTGTAGCATCACGTAAAGATAATAAGCTATACCAGTCGTGTCACATTCTTCACAAGCAAGGACGATACTTTATCGTGCACTTTAAAGAGCTCTTCTTACTTGATGGAAAGAAGTCTAATCTTGAAGATAATGATGTTGGACGTAGAAATACTATAGCAACATTAATGAGTGACTGGGGTTTATTAACTGTAGAAAATAAAACACAACTACAGCCTATAGCTCCTTTGAGACAAATTAAAATAATCTCATTTAAAGATAAAGATCAATGGGAATTATGTCCAAAGTATAATATTGGTAATGGAACAAAATAAAATTAAAGAAGCATACAGAATCTTTTATTATGTAAAAGGCCACTTGAACGTATCGGCTGAAACTGCGTTATCATGTTATGATAACTATTTTAAAAGATGCTGGTATAATCAAGAGAGCTGGTCACGTGATGAAAGATTTCAAGAAGCTTACGTAAAAAAATTTGGACCTGCTGGTTTAAATTAAAAAAAAATATATTATATATATTATAGAGGCGCCGATAACCGGGTCTCGCTTAACCTTGCTAGTCAATAGGAGGCAATTATGACTAAAAACTTTATTTACCCGAGAAACTCTTTCTTAGGTTTCGATCACATTTTTGATCAACTGGAAAATATTCATTCACACGCGAAGGATACTTATCCACCGTATAACGTAATTAAACACGACAATTTAAGATATGAAATCGAGATGGCTGTAGCCGGATTTAAAAAGGATCATATTGACATTGAAGTAAAAGATCACGTTATGACCATTATAGGCGATAGGCCAAAGCGAAGAGAAGCTGAATCCTATGTTCATAAAGGTATCAGTGCTCGAAAGTTTCAAAGATCATTTAGACTGTCTGAATATACAGAAGTAGACGGTGCTGACATTCAGGATGGAATCCTTACTGTTAATCTTAAAGTAGTTCTACCAGAAGAGAAGCGACCTCGTAAAATTTCAATTAATTAAATTAACGAGGAAAATAAATGACAACTCTAACTCAGGCTGTAAATACAGCCACATGCCGGGTATGCGACGCAATTGCAGCCTGGGGCAAACGCACTCTATCAAATATTCAATACAATAGACAAATGGCAGCTAACAGACGTGTTGCTCAAGATCTTATAGGTCTTGGCTTTCATCATCAAAAAGAGCATGATCAAATACTTCGTAAGCTAAACGATCGTACTATTAATGAATATTATGGTAAGTACTAATATGTGGCCATACACCGAAGAAGAAAATGACTTCGTGTCAAAATAGAATTAGGCGGGTTCTTCCCGCCTTTTTTTATATAAATAGTAATTTATAGGAGATATAACATGAATATAGAACAGTTAAGAAAAGAACTTGAATTGGATGAAGGAGTAAAATATGAAATATATAATGATCATCTCGGCTATGCTACTTTCGGTATTGGTCATCTGGTTAGGGATTCAGATCCTGAACATGGACAGGAAATTGGTACACCTGTCACAGAAGATAGAGTCATCGCGGCCTTTGACGAAGACGTCCAAGTCGTGCTCTCAGATTGCGAGCGATTGTACAATGACTTTAATGTCTTGCCAGAGGAAT